GCGCAACTGGTGCGCACCGGCGAGGAAGTGCCGGACGCCGCCGCCGGCGAGGGCGCATTCGACGAGTTCTTGCTGTCGCGCGTGATGGTGCTGAAGGGCTACCCGGAAAGCGACTTCGCCAAGCTGATGACGCTGTACCTCGAAGGGCGCGACAAGCTGCACCACTTCTTCAAGCTGGAATTCACCGAGGACGGCATCGTGGCTATGCCGAAAGGAGGGGCGGCGGGCAACCTGCCGCCGGCCCGATTTCCGGTTCATACCTGTCTCTCCCGAATGGCGCGCGAGCTGGTCGGAAAACCTGATGGGGACGGCATCTAGCCTCACCCTATATTCATCCACATCACTTAACGACGCCTTGGCGATGCAGCCCAGCGTCGTCAAGCGGTTCTTCGAGGGAAGGCCGTTTGAGGATTGGAAAAAGGGAAAGGAAGCGGAGTTGAAAACGCAAGCAGCTATCGTTGATCGCCTGAACACCGTGATTCGCGCGTGCGGGATTGTCGCCAAGACGATAGCGAGGTCTCGGTGATGTCAGAAAAACCCATGAGACGCATGGCGACATGCGACGCCGAGACTGGGCTTTGCCATCACGCCGGGCAGGCTTCCGAGGATGCGGCAGACTTTGCCGTAAAGAAGGTTTTTGCCATCCTTGGCGTTGATGTTGACCGCCCGGAGAGCGTAGAGGAATTCCGGGAAGATCTTCGTTTTGGCCGTCGCCTGCGCAAGGTTGCTGACCACGGAATGCTGGCCTTCTTTGGCGTTGCTGCTGCCGCGCTGGCCGCCGCCGTCTGGGCCGGCGTCGTCTCCAAGCTCAACGGCGGTCACTGATGGAACTTCTGCCCGACTGGAAGAATATCGCCCGCCGCGCGTGGAGCTTTCGCCTGGCCATCATCGCCGCCCTCTTGTCCGGGGCAGAGGTTGTGCTTCCGCTGTTCATCGACGTGCTGCCGCGCAACCTGTTTGCCTCCCTATCGTTTGTTGCCGTCGTCGGCGCGGCCCTGGCTCGCGTCGTCGCACAACCGAGGATGCACCAATGAATCGACCTCCCCGCAACGCACTTGCCGCACTGACGCTTTCTGCTGCTGCCCTTGTTGGCCTCGTGATGCATGAGGGCTACACCGACCGCGCCATCATCCCGGTAAAGGGCGATGTCCCGACAATCGGCTTTGGCACGACCGGCGGCGTCAAGATGGGCGATACGATCACGCCACCCAAGGCCCTGGCGCGCGCGCTGACCGATGTGCAGAAGTTCGAGGGGGCGCTGAAGCAATGCGTCACCGCTCCGCTTCATCAGTACGAGTACGACGCTTTTGTTGGCTTCTCATACAACGTCGGCTCTGCTGCATTCTGTCGATCCGGTATCGTGAAGAATCTGAACGCCGGAGACTACCAGGGCGCTTGCCGTGAAATCCTGCGCTGGACGTATTTCCAGGGGAAGAACTGCGCAGCACCAGAGAACGCACGCCTCTGTGGTGGCCTGGCGAAGCGCCGGCAGGAAGAGTATCGGCAGTGCATGGGGGGCGAATAATGAGCATCGTGAGCGCACTCATTCCGGCGCTGTACCGCTGGCTGTTCTGGCTGGCGGCCGTCGCCATCATCGCCGGAGTCGGCGCATGGGGGGGACACAAGGCCACGCAAGCCTATTACCAGCCGAAGATCGAGAAGCTGGAGATACGGGCGAAGGCTGCCGAGGATCTAGCCAAGGAGTTCGAGACGGCCTACAACGCACTGGCCAGCGCAACCCAGCGCCAGAACGAGGCCATCAACAAGCTGCGTTCCGATGCCGCAGAGCGCCAGCGCCTGGCGGACATCGCGGTAGCCAAGGCCAAGGCGGAAGCCGTAGCGTTCAATGGCAAGGCGACGGCCATCATGGGCCTCAAGTTACCTCTTGGCGCCGATGAATGCACCGCCGCGCGAGAGGCGTTTGATGTTGATCTGAGAGAAGAGAGGGGCAAGTGACATGCGCATGATTGCAATCGTCGCCGCCGCAATGGCCTTGGCGCTTACTGGATGCGCAACAACCGCGCCAATGGTTCAAGAGGTCTTGGTTCCAGTATCCGTTCCGTGCAGGGTTGAGCCCCCAGTACAGCCTGCGTTTGCCGTGGATTCGCTCCCTGTTGGCTCAGGAATCTGGGAGCAAATGAAAGCCCTGCGCGCCGAACGGCTGCAACGGCAAGGATATGAGGCCGAGCTTGAAGCCGCAATCCAGTCCTGCCAGTAGGTGCGGAAAACCAGCCGCATAGCACGGCTGGGCATGCCATACAGTGCAGGGGAATCGTCACCCACCGAAAGGACGCCGAAATGACCGTTTCCACCTCTGCCCTTTTGAAGGGGCACTACGACGCAACCCGCGCCCTTGGCGCCAAGGCTATTTCCAGCGACTTCTCCCTGGAAATCGAGGGCTTTGAGCAAAGCTGGCTGAAGTGCAAGCAGTTCCCGTGGCCGCAGACCTCTCCCGCAGGCGAAATCGAAGTCCCGATGCCGTTGGGCTCGATGATGTACCAAGCTCAGCAGATCAAGATTGCCCACCAGGGCCAAATCTCCCTGCTGGAAGATGTGGCCGGCAGCGCCGATCAGATGCTGGTGAACCTCATTACCAAGGGCGGCTACTTCAACGCCAAGGTGTACGAGGGCACGCCGCAGCAGTACCTGCGCGCCAAGCGCGTCGTCGATTGCTTCATCCAGGTGGATGATCCCGACCGCGACTGGGAGAACCGCTCGCAGGTGCTGATGATTACCGGCACGGTGTTCTTCCACTACTTCGGCGAAACCACAGCCGGCAACTCGAACGACTACCGTTAATGGCGACGCTCTCCGCGCTGGCTTCGCAGTTCGCTACGCAAGAGCGCCCCGCTGGCAATCTGCTGGACGAGGAAACGGTACTTGCGCAGGCGATGGCGGCCGCCCGGTTCTATGCCGGGTATGCCGTCATTCTCGCGCGCGAGAACGCCGACCCTGTGCCGGCCATCAGCGGCGGCCTGGAAATCACCGAATCCGAGTGGGCGCTGATTCGCCCCCTGTTCCTGCTGTACATCGAGCGCGAGACGGCCTTGCAGCTCGAAGCCTCGCGCGGCATGGGCGTCGATCCATTCGGGCGCAGCGCCAGCGAGATTGCCGGCGACATCGCCCAGGCCGAAACGGAAATGCCGCATAGGGCCTTTTTCCAACCCATCCTGACGGTGTAGCCGTGGTCGTGACCTTCGCCGACGGTAAGCAGCTTCGCGGCGACCTCATCAAGTCCGCCACGCTACGCTCTGACCTTTCCCCTATTCCCTTGACGCTGGAGGCCGAGATCCGGGCCGGCGACGAAGGGCTGGACAAGCGCCTTGCCGAGGGCCAGGTGCTGACCGTCGGCGGCGACACGCTGCGCATTGTCAAATCCAAGCGCATCGCCGGGCGCGCCTCCCAGGGGCAGCGCGGCATGGAAGCCTACAGCGTCACCGCACTGCTGGATGCCTGCCATGGCGCCGCCTATGTGCGCAGCCGGGCCATCATCAAAGAGAACGCCTCGCTGGCGACAATCTACCGGGCCGCCGGGGCGACCATCAGGGGCGTGGATGCCGACTTCCCCGTGCCACGCTTCTGCTGCCCAGTGGGCGACACCCCGACCTTCCACATTGCCCGCCTGCTGCAAGAAGAGGGCGGCGCGGTGCGTTGGAAGGGCGGCAAGCTGCAATTTGTCCGTCTGGGCGACCTGTTCAAGCAGGCCACGGTGCTGACCCTGCCCGACAACACCAGCGAGGACGTGGAAAGCGGCTTCCTCGAACGGCATACCGTGCCGTGGTTCTTCTCGCTGGCTGCGTCCGGCGCAGCAGTGTTCGGCAACCGGGACAAGCCGCGTGCGGTGCGCTTCTCGCCCTTCAAGGACGCCCAGCGTCTGCGCAACATGACGCGCTGCCTGGTACATCGCAAGACCTCGCGCACGACCCTTCGGGGGAACGTCGTGGCCGGCGACCTGATCGCCTATGCCGGCGGCGCCAAGCTGGCTGTCATCACGGCAGCCCACGTCTTCGGCAGCGGCACGGACGACGGCGGCGCGCAGGAAGCCTATACCCGGCTCTGGGTGGGGAGCCTCGAAGAATGAAAGGCAGCGACGAATCCTACGGCTTCCTGCCAGGCCGCTACCCTGCCATCGTGCGCGGCTACGACGCGGGCGCGCGCATGTGCCGCGTGGAGATTCCGGGTCTGACCGACGGAGGCGACGTGCTGCCGCTGGCCGAGATTGCCTACCCATTGGGTGATAAATCACGGAATGGCGACTTTGCCACTGAGATCGAGATGCTTCCCGGCGATACCGTGTGGATTGAGTTCGTTGGGGGAGACACGAGGTATCCGCTCATTACGCATTACCGAAACCCGCAAGTAAACAACTCAGTGGATTGGCGTCGTTATCACCACCGGAATCTTGAGCTATTGGCCGACCAGCTTATGAATTTCATTGCTGGAAGCGACCTTCTCGTTAAATCCGGCACCCACGTCACCGTCCAAGCGCCGCGCGTCACAATAGATTCCCCGCAAACTGACGTTACGGGAAAACTTACCGTCCAAGGGCTGCTGACATACGCTGGCGGAATGTCCGGTTCTGGTGGCTCTGGAAGTGCCGCCACGATCACGGGTAATGTGACCGTGGATGGAAGCATCAGTGCGACCGGAACCGTCATGGACGGTGGCGGTAATTCCAATCACCACTCTCACTGACTGAGCAACTTCTTTCTGGCCTCCCGGTAGGCTTTTCCGGCCTGCTCGGCGGTATCGAAGCAGCCCAAGTGCGTTTCTTTGCCACCAATGCTGATGCGGGCCTTCCATCGGCCTGTTTTCGGCACGAATGAGACGCCAAGCACACCGCTCATCGTGCCGCGCTTGGCCTCGACCTGCCGCCCCTTGATTTCCCTGTGCGGAAGGTGCCCATCCACACCTCGCGCCACCTCGCCGAACTCGTGCAGTTTCCGTTTCGCGGCCAGATAGGCGGCATGTGCGGCTTCCTTGGTGTCGAAGTAGCCGAGATTGTGCTTCTGGCCGTTCTTCACGATTTCCGCGCCCCAGCGCCCGGACGTGGGGTTCAAGCGAACGCCGATCTTGCCGCTGCCTGAGTCGGCGCGTGCCGCGCTACGGTTCTGGCCGTTCTGCGATGCTGATGCCTCGCGCAGGTTGGCGATACGGTTATCTGCCTTCACGCCGTTGATATGGTCGATCTGGCCTTGCGGCCAGACCCCGTGAACGTGCAACCATGCAAGGCGGTGGGCGTAGTGCTTGGCGTCGTCAATCGAGATGCGGGCATAGCCATTGCGGGAAATGCCGCCCGCCGGTTGCCCAGCGATGGCGCGCTTGCCATTGCTCACGCGCCACCGGAAGACGCCCGTCTCCGGGCAGTAATCCAACATTTCCCGGAGGCGTTCTGCGGTCAGTGTGCTCATGCCGCCGCCAGTCGCCGAGCCATCGAGGCGTTGCTTCCGATTTCGCGGAGCCGGTAGTAATCGAGCAGCGGGCGAATCAAGTTGTCGAGGTCGGTGAACTTCGCCAGCGTTTCATCCGGCCCCATTGCATGAACGTAGGGAGAGCCGTCGCGGTTGTTGAAGGCTATGAACCAGCGACCAAGCCGGTAGTCCGGGTCGGCCATGACGGCATCGGCGACGGCGCGAGCCAGCCGGGCGCTGTCCTCGATCTGCTGCCAGTGATCGCTCGGCACAGGGAAAGTCGGCGCTGGCGGCACGGCGGTTTCTCGGTCGAGGATGTCGAGCACCCAGCGGCGAAACTCGGCGGCGCGATCTGTGCGCGCAAACATGGCAACAAGGTGAGCGCCGCGCAGACTGAAGATGCGAGTTTCGGTAGTCAGATTTCCCGAGAACCCCGAAGTGGGGGTCTCGACAACGGCGGTCATGCAATCGGTGAATTCGCCTGCATTTCTGCTGTACAGACGTGTCACTTTATCTGACCGACCATACCCAAGTGCTTGAGCAATTTCAGCAGCGCGTAGCCAAGGCTGGCCGTTGTGGTCAACGATGGAAAACGTGGTGTTTTGGAAAACGAGGGCTTGAGCATCCATGACGGACTCCTACAGGTATCGTTGAATAATCGCCCCTGTTGAGAGGGCGGCCAGGTACTTCAACACCGCCTGTAGACGGCCCTGAGCCTTAGCCTTTCGGCTGTTTTTCGGCTTTCGCGCTACCCGGCCATAGAAACTATGGACGTAAAAAAACCACGACTTTCGGGCGCGGGCTTGGCCGCTACAGGAGGGTGTGTTGAGCACCTGAGCGGCATTATCGCCCCATCACCGGAAAAGTCAATCCAGGCCGAATCTAGCCGAAGTTTTCAGCCCTGTATAGACGAACGTTTGCGGAAAACCCGCCAATGGGCTATGCCTGCTGTTGCCCACAATGCAGGCAATTAGATTGCCTGGGAAATACACCATGAAGAACCTGTTGTTCAGCTTTGAAGACCTGTCGGCCAAGGACAAGGCGGCCAAGCAGGCCGTCCGCTTCTTCTCGCGCGCTGGCGCGAACGTCGTGCAGCAGGACGTTCCTGCTACGGTGAAGCGTTCGTCCGGCATCACCTACCGGGAAATGACCCTGACCTTCGCAGATTCCCAGCAGGTCGTGCTGCGCATCAAGCAGTCTGGCGACATCTTCCAGGTGCTGGTGAATGGCAAGGCGCTCCCCATCAAGAACCAGGACGACCATGTGAAGGCCATCGCCGAAATCGTGCAGGCGATGGACGCCGGGCGCGTCAAGTTCCAGAAGGTGCTTGCCGCCGCGAAGGTGAAGCCGCCTGCCGGGATCCGCACCGCCGCGCCGAAGATGGAGCAGGTGCTGACCCAGAAGCGCGATGCCATGAAGGAATCCATCGCATCCGTGCGCGAGCAGATCGCCAGTCTGGCGCCCGCCGCCTGACACCATGAGCAGCAGTACCACGCCGCAGCCGCAGCCGGAATCGCCGGCCAAGCGGTTGCGCGCGATGGCCGATGAAATGGCCGGAATCGCCGCCGAGCTGGACTATTTCGGCGGACTCTCCAGGAAGTCGAAAGCAGGCCGCGACCTGGCCGACATCTGCATCCTAATTCACCACATTGTCGCCGACCTTCAGGCGGAAAACCCAACGAATTGACAGGCAAGCGGGCCATACCATGCCTGCATGTACTGCCTACTTCTTCCACATCCCGCGCCGTTTCAGCGCCTCCCGCAGCGCGGGCCTGCTGACGCCCATTGCTTCGGCAACGACGTAGGATGTTTGCCCGTCCGCGAGCATCTTGGCTGCGGCTTCCACGTCCCAGGAAATTGGGCGCTCGCGCCTATCGGCAGTAGAAATTCCGCGCCGCTTGAAGGCGCCGTGAATGGCGCCCCAAGTGACGCCGTAGCGTTCAGCAAGGCGCGCCAATGTCCAGCCTTCGGCGCGCAGCTTCGCGGCCTCTTCGACATCCCACGCCGTGCCTTCCATAAAGTGCTCGTTCTGGTGCTCGGCCTGTGTCATCAGTTCCAGATTGTCGAGTGCGTTGTTCAGCCCATTGCCGTCCTTGTGATGCACCACCTCGTTCGGTCGGAGCGTCCGGCCAAGATGCTTTTCCATGGCAAGCCGGTGCTCGAAAACCTGACGACGCACACCGTTTCTCGTGACGCTGATGAGCCTGTAGGACGTGCTGTGACGCGGGAACCATCTGACATATCCGCCGCTGCTTGGCCTTCCCATGCTGCTTTCCTTCATCGTTAGGAATATCAGCATTATGTGCGAAACATCAAATTAAAGCGAGAAGGAAATCTGTGATGACCAAGAAAACCTACTGGAACACCGACGCGCTGCCCTACGACACCTCTCTGGCCCAGGTGCTGTACGACATCCGGCGCTCCGACGGTGGTGATGGCCTTCTTCTGGACGCCGTGACCGCCCAGGAAATCCTCGACGACGCCGAGTGCGTGATTGCCTTCGACGCGCTGGTGACGCCCTACGCCAAGCTGGAACGCCGGATGGAGCTGCTGCGCGGCATCATGGAGCGCACCGGCGATAAGGTGAAGCCCGTCGCCCTGCAAATTACCGACCCGTTCAAGCAGCGCGGCGTCGCCAACGTGGCGGCCATCTTCGAGCTGTCCGACGGCCAGACCGTGAGCATCTTCTTCCACAATCCCGACGTGACGCCGAACAAGATGGCGCCGGCGGACGAGGTTATCTCGTGGAAGTGGCTGCTGAACAAGAAGGACATCACCATCGTCGTCGCGCCGGAGCGCGGCGCCGACCTGAACATCCGCGAGGTGGCGCGCCGCATCATGCGCCTGGCCGAGAAGAACAGCGAGGCNTTCCAGCGCGTGAANGCCACGCGCGCGNCNNGGATGCAGAACATNCAGNCCCTGAAGGACGANATCGCCGGACTGGAAAACGAGCTGGCGACCGCCCAGCATGAACTCGAAGTGGCGAAGGTGGCTGCCGAAGGCAAGCCGGAATTCGACCCGACCACGCCCGAAGGCTACGCCAAGGTG